TTGAAGCTTTGTAAGAGTCAATGGAGGTTCCAACCTCCGTTGCGATATTTTATTTATACACCATAGATCTATAAATGTCAACCACTCGTGGTGTTTCTAGAACAACTCGTGGTAAAGAGTAAAACATTTATAAATAGATGTGACTCGCGGTTTCGGACACCCAGTCACTCTAACACTTTCTAGGAGTATCAGCATGACTATATATACAGGCTACGTTTATCTTTGGTATGATACCAAAGCAAAGTTCTTTTATCTTGGTGGCCACAAGGGTCGTATAAAAGATTCTTATATATGTTCTAACAAAATGATGTTAAGAGCATATAAGAAACGGCCAGAAACTTTCAAACTCCGTATATTAGAATATGTTTATGGTGACAATAAAGCTTTGCGTGAAGCAGAACAGCGTTGGTTAAACATGATTAAGGATACCGAGTTATACTGGACTCCCAATATTAATAATAAAACTGTTAGATATTATAATCAAAAGAAACACTCTTCTGGTGGAAATGGTTCTGCAAATAAAGGCAAATCACATCCAGCATGGAATAAAGGCCTTAAAGGTGTACAACCATATTCCGAAGAAACGCGTTTAAAAATGTCTCAAAAAAAGAAAGAATATTGGGCCAAGAAAAGGTTGGGAGATTCTGTTTCCACGCTCTCCCAGGGCGCATTTGAATTAAGCCGCTAGGGCGAATTCAACAGGCGAATTATCGTTCGCTGCATTTAGTTTAATGGCACTTTGCCAGTCATTCAGTCTCGAACCGCCCTATTTCATCCCAGTCGATCCTAGTTCACCCCCATCAACTGCACAGTTGACCCACTTACTTATTCAACTATTCCACCGGCAGGTTCTAGAATACCTGTGAGGGAAGTGCAGATGGTGGAGGTGGCGGGTACTGCCCCCGCGTCCTCGGAACCTTTATTGTTGATTGTCAACAACTGATATTCTATTTATATACTAGATTGATTTAAATGTCAAACATTAATTGCACCAAGATTGCTTTGCGTCGCCATAATATTCACGAGCAAAACCATTCTTGATAAGCAGATCACGAAGGCTCATACCATCAAGCAAAATATCGCCAAGAATACGGCCGCCAAACTTGTCCCAATCGTATAGAACAACCTGATGCTTCTTTGTCGCAGCAATTACGTCTTTTGTAAAGACAGAAGCTTGCTCACCGCGCTTCTTTTCGCTTTCACATTTAGCACGGAAGCTTTTCTCTGGAGTATCAACACCAAAGATACGAACGCCGAGCTCAGGCTTCAGTGGTGCTGGAAGATATGGCGCGGTAACAACAACCGTATCACCATCGATTGCGCGAACAATGGTAGTATCATAGGTAACACCAACTGGTGTCTTCTGAGCAAGTGCTGGAGTGGCTAGCATTACAAGTGCTAGTGCAATAAACTTCTTCATATATTATTCCTTAATTACAGGTAGTTTGCCAGTAGATGTATCGTTCACCACGATGCCATTCTACAATTTGTTCGCGAACGCAATAACGTCTATCATAACGATAATCTGGTGGGTAGTAACGGTTATCGTATTCTTGATCTCTGCGTTCTCTACGATCAGAGGAAAGAGCACCTACAACAACACCGCCAATGATTGCTCCACAAAGCCAGCCACAACCACCTTTACGGCGTTCATGTTGGCTATAGTCTCTGTCTCGTTTGCGGTGTTCGGCAAAAGCCGGAGTGGTAATTAGCATGCTAGCAGCAAGAACAGATGCAATAAGCTTTTTCATATTAGAACTCCTCATCAATATCAGCAAACATAACTCGCTTTCGAGGGTCACCTGATGTGATACAGCGAGTAAGTATGAGAGCTTCTTTGTAATTCTTTGTATGAAATCTTACCGGAAAGATGATTTCATCATCCTCGGTTTCTAAAGACATTCCTACAAAGTAAGTACCCTGTTCCTTGAACCCGATCTTACTTTCATTTGCTTTGAAATAAGCTCGAGCAGCACTGCCAACTGAATAGTCATTCTCTGCTAGGATCTCAAAGTAATCTGATTCCCAAACTTTCTTGAACCAAACCTTATAGGTCTTGAGCTTCTTGGCTTTCTTGATCAGATCCTTCGTATTGCCTTTGCGGTTGTTAATAATACGATTGAACTCTCTATCACCAACCTTGGCTAGCGGTCCCCAAGATTCTGGGGACCTACTCTTCACTTCAATCATTCTTTTCCTCCACAGTATTCCATTTAAAGTGATTGCGGGCATAAACGATTCCAAGCGCAATGCTCATCGGAATCAATCCCCACGTTTCGCTGGCAATAATCCATGTAATCCAAAGGACTTGATTGCCGAGTCCAACTGCCCATGCACGTGGGTGATTGTTACCTGCCAGCAACGTCATCCAAATGGTAAGGCATGACATTAGCCATGGCAGGTAAGTTACAATCATGCTGCGTCTGCAAATTCTACGGCAGTTTCCAGTGCCTTAGTCTTAAGGTTCTTATTAGCACCATACCAAGCCGAAGTCAGACGATTGTCAGAATTACGACCAATCATGTGATCGGTCATGAAAGTGACAGCGTTGAATGCCTGCCACCAGCTACCTTCAGCAAATTCTGCACCAGGTTGCTGGTCCATGATTTCCAAAGCGATACCAGCATTCTTGCTGATTTCCTTCTTGGAACCGGAGACTGGGAAGACGCGAGTGAAGTAATCTACAATCGACTCGTCTGTGAAACGCTTCGAACCGAGATAAGCAGCCATTTCTTTGTACTTGGCAAGCTTTTCCTTGGCAACACCAAGAGTTTCCTTGACCAGATCACCATCGAATTCACGACGGTGGCTAACCTTTACAATCTTGCTCGACTGAGTATTGAGCGAGAGAGTCAGAGTGTTGTTGCAAACAACACGAATTGGAGTGAACCGGACGTCGATTGACCAGCCATATTTGTGAGGATTGGTGAAGAGGAGGTAGGACTCTACTGTATCACCCTTGAAAAGCTCGAAGCTTTCCTTGACCTTGGCAAGAGCCCAGACCAGCTGGCCGTCACGAAGCGAACCAGCAGTATGCATTTCCATTTCACCAGCAGCGACAAAGTCGTTGAAGAATTCGAAAGCAGATTCGTTTTGATTCGGAATCCAGTCGTCAGTGATAACGTCCAAGATCTTATTGTCAACATCACGAACCAGAGCAGAGTGGCCAACTGAAACCTGCTTACCAGCAATTTCAGCAAAGGCAGGAACCGGAGTCACTCGCCAATCAAGACCGGCAGCCTTGAGCATATCAGCAGGAGTAATATCGGCAGGAACTTCAGTACCAAGACCGTGCCAAGGAGTTTCACCAGCATAAGCCATCGAAGCTTTGCCATCCATAAATTCAATCATATGTGCCATAACAAAAACCTTTCCAATTGATAATTAAATATAGTCTATTTTCAAAATAATGTCAACAACATTATGCATTATTTTCTTCAAGAGCAATCAGCGTACCGAAGCCGAACATGCTGAGACCAAGGCCACCTTGAAGAGCGAACCGAAGAAAACCAGCTTCTTCAGGTACACACATTGTAATCAAACCGGCAATCATAAGAACATAATGCATAACAATCTCCATTCCTTATATTATTAGTATAGTATATTTTGATAAAAATGTCAACCGTTTTTTTCAATAAAATCACATACTAGCTGAAAAAAATCATCAGGCTTTTCGACTTCAAGGACCATCAAATAGTCACGAACATCCTCAGTGACTCCATGCTTTGCAAAGTAATTTGCAATGGCCTGTTCAACGGTTGGCATTCCAAAGTATTCAATGGTAGCAGAATTGCTCATACATCTTCTTCCATGTGGTTAACCATGATCTCGATGATCTTTTCAAAGTCATCATCAGGGTGCAGCATATGATCTGCAGAGATATCACTATACATTTCAGTGCAAGTCTTCATGGTTTCAACACCATGAGTTCCACCGAGAGCTTCATAGATAAAATCATACGGATCATCCTGAGCAAGAATATATTCATACAAACGAGTCATAATGTTTTCCTTTCATTCCTTATATTCTTAGTATAGTTTATTTTCATAATAATGTACATAAAAAAATGCACCCCAGAAACCCAG